AACATGGCCTCACGTCCGTCGGCAATGTTCATATCTTTATCTTTTAGCCGGCGCTTTATCTCGTCCGTCACTTTCACCTTGCGCCTACCTTGTTGTCCTTCCCAAATCGCCGTTGACATAGTTATAACAGGTGTCAATGAAAACACACGGCCTCTTGCCCTCATTTGTTTTTAAAAACGCCCACAGCGCAATATTCATTTTAATCGGCATTTGCCACCTTCAAGTCCGGTTTACCTTTTTTATAATCTTCATATCCTCTGCTCGATTCTTGTTTTTCCAGGTTGTCTTTTATCTCTTCAAAATTCATATCAACGCCCGTAAATGCCACAACGCTTGCAAATATCTTTCGGGCCGTGTCCTTATCAACCCAGCCTTGAACTTCTGCACTCACCAGTGCAGTTCCTATCTGCTGAGCCGCTGTGCTCATTTTTGCAATATCTTTTGTGCCCATTTCCGGTGTCATTATCGTAAACACAGCATCTTCATCACTTACCCTGAGATACCGTGCCTCTCGTGCCCGCCTGATTGCGTAACCGAGCATGTCCTCGAGGATGTATTTAACGTTAAGTTGTTTCTGACTCATGACCTTTAGCGCCGGCTGATCCATTTCAGATGCCGTTGCCCTGTTGACATCCCCGCCGCCGCCGAACCAATGTTCCGGAAACCCCCATCTCCCCAGTATATGATTTCTGAAGAGCCTTGCCCCCTCTGCTGCATCGGCAGATTTGAGATCAGGCGTTATTGCATTTAAAGATACTTTCTCGTTATGTCCGAATACAGATCCTGATTTTTTGCTGAAATTATTTAATTGTTCCTGAATGGCCGAATTATCACCACCTTCGACCTTCATATCCCACACAAACGAATTAAACTGGGGCCATTTATCGCTATAATCAAATAAAAACTGTTCATATACATCGAGCCAATCAGCGACAGATAGATATGAGGATCTGCCCCTCGGCGAATTGGTCACGTTGTTGATAGACCAATAAAAACACTCTCCATCCGTAAACTGTTCTCTCAGCCATTTTGCTTTGGGAGATAATAAGAAATCGGCATCATCGGGAAGAATGGTCATATATTTTTTCGGATCGCTCGTTATGGTGTAACCCCCGGCCATGCCTGTCCAACCCTTCGTCAGTACGCCGATAACCATCCGAACATTGTCCGGGTCGGTTATAACTTGATCTATGTTGGCGGGGTCAATATAGCCGTATCGTGTACGCCCTGTCTGCTGTGCGGTAAATACAGGGAGGCATAATTCGCCGTATATCTGAAGCTCGTTGACGTGCTTCGGAAAATAAAGAGGCATACGGTTTATCGGATCGTGCCAAAATCCATCCAATACAGCCTTTGTATCTTCATGCTTCGCCTCGTACGGCATGCCTTCGGCAAGTATAAATGCCGTTGTCACATCAACAAGCCATCCCGCAAGAGGGTTTGTCTCCCAGAGCCAGTAAGCAATTTCTATCATCCTGTCCTGCGTTACAGGAAGAAGCTCCCGATCTGCGTTGCCCGTTAGTTTTCTCCACTGTATATCCTCAAGCGTCGGAGCGGATAGTGATGATGATGACGCCGCCTTGATTTGTTCTGTTACACGATCGTTAACCATTGTATTTATAGCGCTGCCCAGCATTTTCTGTGCTGCCCATTCTATCAGTTTCATGCTGCCCTCCTGCTGTATAAACCCCTTGAACGGTTTGAACGACTCAAAGAATTTAAACGATTTATTCTCCCGCCCGGCCTCTCGGCATGGTAATCATCGTCTGATGTCTCGGCCGATACCGACACGGCCGATATAAGCCCCGCCTCGATCATGCTTTTGAGCATCTCCAGTGCGTCGGGTCCGTCATCATGATCGCCCATGGGATAATGCATAAGCTGGGTTAGCAGTTCGCGCATATTCCTCCGGAACAGAATCCAGCCGTTTTTGATCCAGGGCTGCAATGTCTGTATTCTCAGAAGCTTATCCACATTTGGCTTCACTTCTACCACATTCAGCGTCAAACCTTTTTTGTGGGCCTCCTTGACCAGCGAGTCCTTGAAATATTCCTGAAACTGTATGGTCTCCACGCCAAACTGCTGAAACCGCTCTCTCTCGTGATATGCGAGTATGTCCATTATAATCTTGTCGGGATGCCGTTTCTCGATATCCGCAACGGTCAGGTATATCCTTCCGTCCTTGTATTTTCCGGCCATAATCGCCGACGGGTCATGCCGCTTTGACTTCTTGCCCATAGAGGGGTCGACAACGCCCGCATATGGAAGGCCGGTAAGATCTACGTCTTCATCGTCATAAAACTGAAACCATGCCTCCTGAAAAAGACAATCTTCCGGATTGATAGGCTCATTTTGTTTTTCCGAGTCAAAATATGCGTATCCTTCCGAGGTGCGCATTTTCATCAGATAATAGTAGCTTTCCCGCTCCGGCCATAGCACCTCTGTGCCTGCGAGCATTTCTTTTTTATGCTGATTAAAAAAAGTGTCGGCCCGTTTTTCCGCCTCGTCCTTGCCGATGGTAATATCTGAAAAGATCGCCTCCCATGCGTCCCACAGCTTTGATTGCGAGAATTTCAAGACCGCTTTGAATTTTTGCCCCTTCCACCCTGGTTTTTTCAGTAGGTTGTTTAGCAGACCGTCATAATGCAGGATTGTGCCTACAACGATATAGACCGTATCCGGTTGGCCGATCTTCATTAATGCCTTGAAAAACCACTTCTCTAACTTCTTGCGCTGATCCGGCGACTCAACAGCTTCATCGTTTTCCAGGTCATCGCCTACAACCAGGTCTGGCCGTTTACTGCCGTGTCTCATGCCGCGCAGTTTCTGCCCTGCGCCTGCACCCCTGATCTTAACGCCATTTCTCGTAATAATTGTATCGGCACGCCATACAGGCCCTTCTCCGCACATATCAGGGAAGTCCTGTTTGAGCCTTTCGTTGTCCTCCAATTCTGCTTTAATGAACGAGATGAAGTCCTGTGCCTGTAATGCGGTTTCTGATACAAGCAGCGGGAAAATACGATGTTTATATGCAGTGCACCAGATAGGCAGTATGAGTGTTGTCCATGTGCTCTTTGCATTACCGCGCGGTGCGGCATCCGCCTCACGGTCACCTGTGCCGGTATCAATTGCCCTGGCGATCATTATCGGATAGCGGTTACAGAAATACTTATGCAAAGCCGATGGCGGTGTGTCGAGATAGTGGGGGAAATAGGTTTTCCCAAAAAATTCAAGGTCTGTCTTAGCTAAAACAACACGCTCTTTCTGAGCCTTTTTGTCATCAGCGAAGGGCTTCGCCTTCGACTGAATCAGCGCCCTCAGGCTCTCGATCTCCCGGTCAAATCTTTTTTCTTTAGCGGTTGCGGTCATTATTGATATTTTTCCTTTGCCCACTTTACAAATTCATCAAAGTTTTTCTCGATGGCTGCCACTGTATCCGGATCGTTCCTCGATAGCCAATCGATAAGGTCCCTCATAAAATCGACAAAGAGCGTCGCCTTGAAAGCGCCGGTTTTCGCCTTGATCTCCATGATGGCTGTTATCACTCCCTTATAGGCATGTACGTCCTGAGCATCGAGCTTGTCACCCGGGGACAGTTCATCAAAATACCGCTCATAGTTTTGTTGCAGTTTCTCCAGCCCGGAGATCGCCCTGTCTTCTGCGCCGGCAATTACATCGGCGGTTCTTTGCTGCTCCGCCTCTGCCCGCGCCGCACGATCCTTCCAGTTGTATTTGTTCATCCACTCGTAAAGTGTAGGCTTGCTAATAATGTAGCCGGTCTTTTTCAGTTCCCTGACGGCAAGTTCCATATTAAACCCTGCTTTTTTACAGGCCTGATAAGCCGCCTCGTGCGTCTCTGGAAGATAGCTTTTTTTAGCCATTCAACTCTTTCTCCGCCGTCTCTATTTCTTTCAGCAGTTTAAGGTATTCAGCCTGAAATTTTTCAAGCTCTTCCGCGATGTCGGCGACGAGCGACAGCCTTATATCCTCGGGTTTTGCAAAAGGATGTCCCGACAGAACGTCCTTTATATCTCTTACCCGGCGGTCTATCTCGGCGGCGAGCACCGTTGCCCTGTATTTCCTTGCCTGTATTTCCGACTTTAACCGGGCAATCTCACCCATGCATATCCTCCATGCGCTGTTTTTTTATTCTGTTTAACGGGCAGAACTGATTCATGTCGATTTTATCTATGGCCTCGCTCCATTTTGCCGTGTTAAGGCTTATGACGTCCTGCTGCATTTTTGTTAGCCTGTCGAACGACTCTGACAGCTTTGCGTTATTCTCATACATTTGTTTTACGGCTTCAAAACGCTTTTCGTTCTGTCTGCTGATGATGTAAGAAAAAACCCAGGGGCCGATTATTGTCGCAAAAACGATTGTGCCTATCGGCCATGTGCCCATCCGTTCAAGAAGCGTGCTTATGGCGGCAAGAGCATGCAGCGCGTCGGGTGTCATTACCGGTTCCCTTCTGAATTCTTGTATTTTTCAAATGTCCTCATGCCGCCGAGCCCAAGAAGTGCGAAGAGCACAGTAACAAGGCTCCCGGTATCCATCTCGGGAGCAGACACATTTTTATCGGCTATTTTAATAATCCACTCGAAAATAGGGCTTCCGATGAACTGCCAGCCCAGGGAAAATCCGCATACCCAACCCACAAAAGGTCTCCAGCCGGCAACAAATATTGACGGATGTTTTGCCTCTTCCAGATTGATATCCGTCTGCGCCTTTGTGAGCGCGTATTCGATCTCCAGTGCCCGCTGCTCGATCTCGGCCTTCTTTTCCGGGCTTATTTCTCCGGTGATTGCCTGGCGTATATCTTTCGCAAACTGTCCTGCGGAATTCAGCAGCCCGGAAACGCCCCCCGATAAAATATCGCTGATAACACTCATCGCAGTAATTGCCTCCAGTTGTTAATGATTATTGCTCCGTATCCGGTTGCAATGATCACTCCCGATGCGACAGACGCTGTAACATTTATCCGCGCCCCCCATACCAGGCATATGATAGCAATGCCCGTAAGCACACATTTAGCAGGCGCAAAGAGTTTCTTTTCAATGCACCACCTCATTGCCGGGTTCAGCTCTCGCCCCCCGGCTTCAATAATCTTTTTTGTTGTGATATAGTCCAGCACACTGAGCAAACATATGATTATGCAGATTATAACGATCACGATTCCCTCCCGGCCTGCCTAAAAGAATCTCAAATCTAAAATCTCAAACTGCAATTTTAAAGGCATTTCAAATTGTTTTCATCGCTGCTTCATACGCGGCCATAGCCCTGTTTGTCCACCCACGCAGATATTTGCCGTACTTCTTCGAGTCCCTTACACAGAGCCTCTCGTAAAATGCTATCCTGCGTTCCCTGTAAAGGATCGGGTCGCAGTTGTTGTAAAGAATTTTTGTCGCCGCAAGCGGCCCGGCATTGTACGCAAAATCTGCGGCCTGCAAATCGATGCCCGGAGGGAGTTTATCCGCGCCGATACGATCCCAGAATTCTTTCCTGAAAACCCGCCTGACGACATCGGCATCAACGAGCTTCACATCGTCGTTATCCGTATCGCCGTCATGGTCCAGGTCAAGTTTCAAGGCACGTATTAACCTGATGGTAACGCCCATCTGCGTGGCGCCGGCGTGGTCTACGGTATAGCCCCCTTCGGCCTTCAGAATGAATGTAAGCGTGGGTTCGAAGTTTTCTTTCATATGAGTATGCTACTATCGATTGATTGAAATGCTAAATACTGAAGCATTTCAGTTTGAAGTATTTCACTGATTTGATTTCATTGATGTGAAGAAAAGAGGCAGCACAAGGTCGTCTTCCCCTTCGGGCTGTATGCCCAGAATATTATAAATCTGCCGGCCTGTCAAGTCGTGCTGCCTTGCAAGGTCGCGTACTGCGGAGGTCTTGTCTGCTGCAGCGTCATACTGCCGGCGGATTTCGGTGTTTCTGACCTCCCTGCGCATATCGTCCAGCTTGGGTATGGATATCCATAACCCGCCAAATTCATGCGATAGACGCAGGGCGTTGTCCACGCCGATAATTTCGGCAACCCTTTTGAAATCGCCTCTAAGACGTTTTAGTATGGCATCGTCGTTCATAAGGCTTGTCCCGCGCTCCCGTTCCAGCGGCAATTGCATTTGTTCTGTGATTTTAAAAGCCCCTTGAGGGCTTCGATCACGTGGCTTGCCTCGATAGATGTCTTAATGACCGTCAGCCCGAAATACTTCATGAGCCACCGGTTGTATCCGTCCCGGGTCTTCCACACCACATCCTGTTTTAAATGCTGAACCATGAGCATTTGCTGCCTGGAGACCATCATCGTTACGTTGTCCGGCAGCTTGTCACGCCTGGGGCGAGGGGCGCACAGCCCGCATATCCTTTTCGGCTTCAGCTTGAACCCCAGCCTTTTCAGCTCGTCGATTAGTTTACCGGCCTGCTCGTAGTTCAGTTCCTTACTCGATTTGACGCCGAACCGGGCTTGAAGGAGCATCCGGTATGTCGAATCGCCCATGCCGATCTGCGAGATTGCCACATGGATAAGCTTTATCTGGACTTTATCTATTGGTTTCATGCAACTCCCTTTCAAACTCAAGATACGTTTGATTCCAGATATCTACCAGGCTTGTCTTTTGTAGCTGCGCTGCCCTTACCAGAATCATGATCCCCCGATGACGTAGGCTTTTTGTTACCTCTGCGACCTCAGAAGGCGTTACCGGCACGTAGTAGCCTTTGCCATTACTGCCGATCAATTTATGGTGTTCGTTGATCAGATGGGCAATAACTGCCCGGACGCGTGTGTAATCTATGCCTGTCCGCCGGGCGATTTCCGGGCCGAGGATTTCAGAGCCCTTGCCGGATCTGGCGGCTACAATATCCCAGATCGCCTTCTCCTCTTCCGTCAAAGGGTGTCCTTCAAAGTTCAGTTGGAGTTGCTCCGGCATTATCCTTTTCCTTTAAGACAAGGTTTTCCTGTCCGCACTTCGGGCATTTGTAATACCAATAAAATGTATCCTGGGCAAATCGCTTCATCTCTTTCCCGCATTTCCAGCACTTCATGCCGCCGCCCTGACCGCCTGTACCCGCGCTCGATGGTACATCTCGTTATACTCGCGCTTCGCAGGGCCTATGCAGTCATCACAGTACTTACGGTTTGGCCCGCCCTCGAACGGATCGCCGCATCGGGCGCATACACCGCGCACCTTTGCACGGTGTTTATTGCCGTTTGTTTTCCTGGCTTTATGCATCGGGCAGACATTTGCCGATCTCTCCATATCCTTTTCCGTAGGCTGTCTCCTCGGGTACAAGGGATATATCCTTTCTCCGCATTTCCAGCAATAGTATGCATCCATCCCGTGTATCCTGTCAGGATCAGGCCTCATCTCCGCAGACTCACATTTCGGGCATATCATAGAGCATCTCCTTTCGGTGCAAACATGGCGCAGCGTTCGTTCTCCCCTCTGGCATTTCTCGGTATGAACCTGTCCAATACGGAGTTTAGCTGTGCCACGTAAAATCTGTCCATTGCGTATACGGCGTGTGCATCCAGCACCGGGCAGCCACGGTCAAAGCCTTTATTGTCAAAGTGCCCGCAGTTTTCGCAGTATTCCCGCAGATAAAGCAGTTTGTCTCCAATGTCGTTAAAGTATGCCATAGATCCTCATTCCCTCCCTGGTCTCGTCAGTTTCCCGCCCTACGGGAAAGACCCGTGCAGGCCTGATTCGCAGGTCCCGCCGGGTTTCGACCTTTCTAACCTTTCAA